AATTTAACCCGGGTCAGATTCTTTTTTGGCGCTTTAGTCTCCTTATCTTTTTTGTCCTTGCTACTTGCCCCATCCTGATTTTTTTTATCATCTGCCTTGTCATCGGCAGAGGAATTTTGATTGTTTTGATTGTTTCTGTTAAACATAAGATTAGATTTTTAATAATTATGTTAATTTATTATTTCCTCCCCGCCTGTGACCAATACAAGTACAGGCGAGGAGTTTAACAATAAACCACGTTTATTTTACTCCGGTCAGCTTCTTGCCTGCTTCCGGCATGGTAAACACGCCGTCAACCGCTTCTGCTACTACCACTTCTGTCTGCAGTTTGCTAATGACCTTGTCGGTATCAATAAACATCTCTTCGCCATCCTTGATCCAGTAATACCATGGGTCGAAAAACAGGATCTCTGTCTCATCCGTACCTACTCCCAGATTGGCCGGAATATCAGCGCTTTCCAAAACCGGGCGGTTAAAGATAGTCTGATCCCGGACATCGAATATAGGCATATTATTCTGATCTTTAAGCGATCGAATCAATTTCATACCAGCACCCGATGTCATGAAAACCGCATTCTGACGATACTGTTCGGGTAGTTCATAATACAGATTTACCAAATCATCATAATCAAAATCAACATCCGCCTGTGCGATTTCACCTAACCCAGCACCTCTGACACCATTGGGCTTGCCTGATCCGTCTCCAGCCACAAAGGCTGTTTCTTCCGCATCCCTTAGTTTTCTTGAACTAAGCTCGCCAATAAAATTGACGATATTGAATGCCGAAGTATTAAGCAGTTTGCGCGGGATTAAAACCCGGGCCGCCAAATAATAATCAGCCAAACTTTTCTTTTCAATCGTGGGGTTGCTCTGGGTAATACTGTCATTATCATCCACCCAGTAAGCGGTTACGCCTGTGCCTTCGGTTGGCAACTGGAAATTGCCGGACAGCTTAAACGAATAAGCCAGCTGGCGCATGCGGGAAATCTTATCCTTTTTGGTCAGGATAAAATCTGCCAATTCAGTCGGAATGGTGTGGCCAAATGAGTTATTGCCGGTATCAATCGCTTTTTCCTCCAGCTTGCCAAAGCACACGTCTTTGATAAACTGAGCTGCTTTCTCAACCTTTTCCTCCTTGCTTGGCTTTTTGATATCAGCCAATCCCTTCTGGGTTTCCTTTAGGATTTCCGCTTTCAAATCCCCGACAATCTCCTTAACCCCATCAGCAATCAGCTGATTCAGTTCTGTCATGGTAATTTCTTTGACTTCCTGTTTGCTGTTTTTTTCTTTTGGGTCCATAAGATTATTTAGTTATTCTTAATACGTACTCGCAGGCTTTATCAGCCTGCTTGACTGCATGCCTGATGCGGAGAATCTTCATCATCTCCGTGGCAGGTTCGACCTTTATCCCCTTGATTGTCAGGGATTTTAAATATTTTTTATATTTATAGCTTATCTTTTTACGTTCAATTTTTCCGCCCTTATAAAATATCTTTACCCGCATTTTTTTATAATCCACATCAACATAGCTAACCTGTCTGTCTTTCTTTTCTTTTTTATTATCTTTAACGTTAATCAACTGCGTGTCCGGATTAGCCCCGGCCAGTACCGGCGACCATTCATACAGCCTGACCTTTTTAATAATGCGGTTGTCATTTTCATCCCACTCATAATCTAATATTTTAAAACCAATACTAAACTCATCAATAATGCCGAATTTAATATCACTGAATGATTCCCGGCCTCTTTGTGTTTCCAGATTAAACTGCGCCCGAATAAATAATCCCTTATCATCCTCTTCACCTTTTAAGGTTTTAGCAATCGGCTCTTCCCAATTATGCTTCCAGACTCCCTTGGGTAATTTCTTGCGTAAGCTCTCAACAAAAGCGCCTCGCCTGATTATATCGCCAACCAGATCAACATTATCAAAAATTGATACATAGGCTTCAATAATACCCTGATCCTTTTCTTCCTTTTGCTCGATTATCTTAATCTCTGCTTTTGCCCGCACTCTGATCATTTTATTTTCAATTTTTTCGGGCTGTTTATTATTTTCTTTTTTTATTGGTTTTTTCATATGGTTGATTCGTTTAATAAATATTTATAATGGAGTAAAATCGCATTTGCAATTCGGATGCACCGGTATCTCTCCCTCAATGCTTTTGACCGTCCAGTCCTGCTCTGATTTAACTATGCATTCCTCGCAGGCATCCGGTGATAATAGCCACTCTACGTCCGTATAGCCGTAATGTTCATAAGTTTTCCGATGCGCTTCCACCACTCCCCGGGATGTTTCAGTTCGCGCAATCATATCTGCCCGCGACTCTCTGGCAAAATTAAACACCGCTTCCACTCTCTTTCTTAGTTCCCCGATATCCTCTCCATTAGCTACACCCTCTTTCAGGGTTTTGGCAAAACTCTCTATGGTAGTATTATTTATGATTTCCCCGATTTCCACGCTCACCTTGGCAAGCCATTCTTTGATAAAACCCATGTCCACAATCATATCCTCGCCAACAAGCTCACTGGCTCCTCTGATTCCGGACATTACCGTTTCATACATCAAAGGCGAAATTAAATCAATCGTAGCTTGTAGCTCCTGTGTTTTGTTTATTCCATAATCCTCAGCAACATCCTTTTTATAATTTTCATTCAGGCTTTCTACAAATCTTATTTTTTGTTCTTCAAAAAATTCAATAAATTTACTTTTCCATATTTTCTCTAACTGCACTTCCTGCTCCATACGAAATTTATAAAATAACTCTCTTTGTTCATCACTAATGCTTTTACTGTTATCTTTAATAACTTTTAAAACCACTCTTTTCTCACCATTTAAATTGCTGATAATTTTATCACTTGCCTTTTGAGCTATTTTGTTGATTCTTAAATTACGGTTTAGTATTCGTCTTTTAATCTGCTTTTGTGTTTTTAAATTTATCTGACCACTTCTCCTTGCTTTGATTTTGATAAACTGCCCTGACTTTTTCTCTCCGCCAATCAACGGCATATTGGAAAGTGGCATATAAATATAATCTCCGCCGTTTATTGCCTCCAAGCCTTCCAGTTCCCTGATCTCATTAGTGGTCATCCATTTATTCCAGCTTTCAGTCTTGCGTTTTAAATCCATTTCCTGATCATCCCGGGCTAATGGTTCGAATGAAAGCCACAAATCTGTTCCGAATTTCGGTACTAAGAATTCATTTAACTGCTCAATCATTTCTGTAGCCAATGGCTCCAGTGTCCATTTATTAAAGACATATTCGGCCACAACCGCACTGGCACGATTTACATCCTCAAATACTCCCAGTACCGGCTTTGGTACACCGAAGATGGAAAGTATCTCATCCCGGTTCATTTTCCGGCTTTCAATAAAGTCTAAATCTTTGGGTGGTAAGCTAACCGACTTATACTTCATGCCAGCCTCAAGAATCATGGGATTATAGGCACTATCATAACCCTGATGCTGGCTTTTAAATTCTTTTTTAAGTCTTTTAATGGTTGCTTTATTGGCATTACCGGCCAGTTCCAGAAAACCGCTCGGCCGGGCATTGTTTTTTAGCAAATTACTGTTTGACTGCAGAATATAATCATCATTCTCCGCGCTCATCCTGACTGCTTCAATTACACCAATACCTCTGTCCGGGTTCCTGGGATTATAGTTTTTTAAAAATATCACTTCGTCCGGAGAATAAGTTTTTTTAAATGTTCCGATTTGGTAAACATAGCCCTGTAACTGTCCGCTTTTATCTTTCTGCACTTTAAAATATTCCGGCCGGGCAATGTAGATATTACTGGGGTATTTATCGCTCTCGTTAAATTTAGTAAGAACCCAAGGGCTGGCACCTAAGAGATCCCGGTAAATCACGCTAAGCTGAATAAAATTATATTTGGTCATTTCCGGGTTTACCCGATAAAGCAGTTCTAATAATTCATGTTCGATTAACTCTTCAACATCACCGTTCTTTTTAAGCCGGTACAGTTTAAACTCAATCTGCGCCAAACCCATGCTCCGCCTCGCAACACAGGCATAAACCCATGACTTATAAAAATCCAGAGCATCGGTCTTGGTAATCACGCTGGCCATAATGCCGGAATTAACAAAAAACGAAAATGGTACAGCGCCTTTGTGAACTATCGAATGATATAACTTTTTAAAAATATTCATAAAACTTATAAACTAATTATCCGCGGAACTACTTCTTTTCGTTCATAATATGTGAAACATAGTGCGTCCCAGAAGTCCGGACTTGGCACTCCCCGGGCCAGCAAATCATCCTTTGATTCCATTTGAATTTTGCCGTCTCCACCGCTGGCTATTTTCCACTTGATATCGTCCACCTCGGCAAATTCAGAGCCGTAAACTTTGCCGTCCTGTTCTGTAAGCATTTTCTTGGCTTTAAAATTTGCTTCGGCTTTAATGTTGACGTATAGATTCTTGCCATCATCACTGGGCTTGTCATTTGCCCGGCAGGCATTAACAAAAATCCCGTCTTCCTCCAACCTGTCAACTACACCGGCACCAACTCCTACCACATCCACAAATACATCAAAGTAATCAATTTTTTCCTCTTTACAGATCAGCTTTATCTCATCCACGATCTTCATCGTATTTTTAGTCTTCATTTTGCGTTTAATATACGCTCGTGGCCTTCCTGTTTTTTCTTCTTTACCTCTGGCAACAAATACAGTCCAGTTGCCACCTCTGGCAACATCTACGCCTAATTTCTTACCTGATCTTTTTAGTTTCGGCTTGCTTGCGCAAAACATCTCTTCCTGCTCTCTGGATGTCATCAATTTTCTGTATCCACGTGAATCCACATCATCCTCATCCGGAAATAAACATTTGTAAAGAATACTGGCCAGTGGCAACTTTAAAGCCTTATTTAAAAATTCCTTGGTGTACCTGCCTTCTTTTAACGCCTGATAACAGTCTATGTAAATTTTGAAATAATCTTTGTCTTTCCATGTTTTTAAAAAATGATTATTGTGAAACGGATTGCCGATTTTGATATAGCAAGACTGCTTGCGCTCATCTCCCACTTTTTGCTTACCAGCTACCATTCTGAATATTGTGGCCTCAATTTCATCTGGAATTAACGCGCTTTCATCCTGAATCACAATCCGGCCACCTTCTCCCATAACCGCTTTTACGCCTGATACTACGCTTCTGGCTTCAACACTCAAAGCAAATAAACCGCCTCCATTTCGCAAAACAATTCTGTCCTTACTTGCTTCCTGCCTGAGCATGTCAATTTTGTCTTTCTTCTCAAGTAGTGAACTAAACATCGGACTGTCGCCAATATGCTCAATGTAATAACGCATTATCTTTTTGGCCTGTTCTTTTTTAGGTGCTACTACCGGAATCAACTCTCCCTGAATACAGCTCACGATAATACAGGCCAAAGCTACGATTAAACTCTTTCCGTACTGCGTACAAGCTATGATTTGAATGTACTCAAAATGCCGGAATACTATTGCCCAGAAAATTACCAATTGCCCCTCGGTTACCACCTCGCTTGCCCTGTATCCTTCTATGTCGAAATGAGCAAGTAGAGATAAACATACTTCACGTTCTTCCTGGGGTATTTTTGGTAACTTTACTTTTAACATCTCCTTTTACTTTTAGCTTTTTTATCAGATCGTTGTAATCACTCCTGATTTCTTCCAGCTCGCGCGAATCATTAACATCAATTTCGCTCTTGGGCTTATATTTCGGATGATTGCACTTCAAGTAAAAGATAATAGCGGTAATATCATCATTGGCAACTTTCTTCATTAATTTGCTTTCAACATAACTTCTCTGATCCCATTCAACTTCATCAACCTGCTGGGCAAATTCATCGTCAGCCTTAAGCCACCGGTAAAAAGTCTTGGGGGTAATACCGACTCTTCTGCAGGCGATCGTAACTATCCCTTTATTCTTTTCCAGCTCATCTAAAATCAACTTTTTATTCTTTTTGGTACGGGCAACTACCTTCGGTTTGCTTTCCCGAGATTTTTCCTTTTTTATAGTGTGACATTTGTGACATTTACTCATACTTGTTTTGCCATTAATTTGGGTAACTTTTCTGCCAAATCGCGATTTTTTTACAATAATTTTCCAGCCTGGCTTTATTCCTGAATAATCGGTAGTTTTTACACTTCTTTTTCATGCAATAATTAAATACTTTACCTGTCTTAATTTCTTCCCCCTTCCTGATACAGTAAAAAATCATAATTTCTTAGCTTGTCCGCCGGAGCCTTGGCATAGGCGGGCTTTTTTAGATGTATGCTCTTCCCAGCGCTTAATGATGACATCAACGTACTTCGGGTCCAGTTCCATGGAGTAACATTTTCTTTCCATCTGTTCGCAGGCCATAAGCGTTGAC